TAGAGCGACCTTCGCTTGATCCTTGCTCAGGCCTTCGGCCACGAGGGCCGTCACCCCGGCCGCCCGCTTCAAGCGGATATCCGGATCAGATTTCGGTTCCGGCTTGTCCTCTTTCCCGGAATCGTCCTTGGTGTCCTCCTTGTTCTTTTTCCGGAGGTTGGCAGCCTGGTTCTTCGCGCGCTTCAGCGCGGCCTGAACCTTGATCCATTCTTCCTTTGTCGGAGGTTTGAAATCTCCGCCGTCATCTCCATCATCAGAATCATCGACATCCGCATCACCCGAATTGTCTTGTGTTTCATCGAGTTCTGGTGTGTCGTCGTTTTCAGGTCCATCGTCTTTCACATTGTCAGGCATTGCGTCTCCTATTCAACAGGGCGGTTCTTGAACCGCTGATCACCTATGTTACGCACAGCACGAGCGACAACCGATTTGGGTAGCAGGGTGACACCCTTCACCAGCTTGTCCGCCGCCCGTAGCCGTTCCTTTTCGGACTCGAAATCCGAAAGACCGCGCGCCACCGATCGCTCTGCCTCGCGCGCGAGGTTCAGGTCCGATCGTCCGGGGGGAAGGTCGGTCACCTCGACCTGACACCGGCAGTTCGGGTGCCGTGGTGGGTACAGCTGGACACCGAATTCAGGCATGGGTTTCGTGGCGAACGACACCTTATGAAACGGCTTGCCAGGTTCGGTCACCCAACCGCTGTACGCCAGGCAATCGAGACAGCCGTTCCGTTCAGCCACCCACAGGAGGTTGCTGCCTGACGCCCGGGCCACGGCCGACGTCCCGGCCGACACGGCCCGGTTGGCCACCCATCGGGCCGTAGCCTTCGATCGAGACACGGAAGTGTGAGCCTTGCCGACCACGGCCGTGATGTTCTCGCGCTCTCGCAGGTCCAATCCGTAACTTCTCGCCAGCTCGACGGCATCCGAGAGAACCTGCCAGGCAGTTCCGTTCGCACCGGACACGGCGGCCTTCAGTTCAGGGTCCAGGAAATCCGAGACCGGGCCGTTCAATTTCGGGTACCACCCCGGGTGATGTCCGAGCGTCCGCATCCCCTGGTCGATACCGAGACGAACCCCATCTACCGATCTCAACATCAGTGCTTCCGTCACGGAAGGGATGATCTCGGAGAATCGGCGGATCGCAGTCACCAAAGGTGCGAACGGGCCGCCTGCTTGGACGTCCTGCCACGTATTCATGACCAGAACAGCCACCACGGCGACCTCTGCCGCGAGTACAGCCGTGCTCTGTTCCTCGGTCTGCTCCTCGTACGCCAGGGCCTCGGCGGCGTGCTGCTCCTGTTCAGGCGTCACGCCGGATCAGGGTTCATGGTCGTGGCCTGCTTAAGCACCATCCCGATTGCCGCGCTCGCCTCCTGCTCGGACAGCACTCCCAGCGCCACGCCGGACCCGATCTTCTGTACGGCGTCACCGATGGCGCCGAGCAGCGTGATCCGGTGGGACAGGTCCATTGCTTCGGACTCGTCGTTCAGCCACCGGGCTACCTGCTCGGGTTCATACCCCGCCTCGACCAGTGTCTGATCTTGTGGCACCCCGGCCGCCTGCTTGACCGCGATCGTCTGCCAGTCGTCCAGCCCCGTGGCTGCCTGGCTGGCGTCCCAACTGACCTCGATCGAGGTGAAGGCCACCGACAACACCTTCAGGATGAATGCGGCCGTCTCAGCGGTCGGAGAGGTCAACATGGTCTTGAACCGCTCGGCACGCTTCACCAAGGGTGCCTCGGCGATACGTCGTGACTCGCCCGAGATCGCGGGGCCGGTCTGCTCGAACGCGGTGATCGGCGTCTCGGTCAGAATGGCCAACATCTGGACGTACTTCTCTGCCGGGTCCATGAACACGTTCGGGTCGGCCGCCGCGAACTGGCCGACCTCTTTCATGCCGGTCAGCGCCGCCATCGTGCCGGGTCCGAGCCGGACATTCGACCCCGTACCGCCCTGTGGTTCGATCCCGGCCGACGACGTATTCGAGGCATCGATGTCGGACACGTAGTCCGGGCCGTCGGTGTTGTCGTCGAGCACCGAATCAGAGTCGATGAGCGCGTACCGCTGTGGCCACCCGTGGCTATCGGTCGTTGTCAGCTGAGTGATCAACATCTTGTTGATCGCGTCCTGCGCGCCGTACCCGTTCTTGTGCACCGGTACGCCGTACGGAATCTCGGTTCGGAAGTGGAAGAATGGAATCTCTCCGAATTCGTTCGGAATCTCCCAGTCTCCCTGATCAGCTTCGAGGAATGGCTCCCAACCGGATTCCTCCTCCAGCGATCCGCCGGACCTCGACACCCACCGCTCGATGTGGTCCGGGTACCACAGGTCCACTCGCCACAGGTCGTCCTGACCTACCTTGATACCCCACCGGTTGAGTGCGAATGATTTCCGTCGCTCATTCTCAGCGTCGTAAATTACACGCGTGTTCTTCGGCGAGTGGTAGGTGATCTCGACGCCACATTTCAGCAATTCACGGTCGGCATAGCTGGCACTTTCGAGATCTTCTGCGACCTCGACCATGGGCCATACCATCAGGTACGAATCCCCGTATTCGAATGCCCGAAGAATGGTGTCCGGGAAATGGACATCCATATCGTTGGCGTCCCACACCTCGACGATCTTTTTGGTCGCCACCTCACTACCGGGCACCTGGATGCCGGACAGCTCAACACGGGATGCCAGGGTGTTCGGCACGGCCTTGATGAAGTTGAACCGATACCTGGCGCCGGATTGTGCGACCAGCTGCGCTACCTTCGGATCGCTGAACGCCTCATCGATCGATCCGTCGTAGTACTGCTCCGCCTCACCGTACTCAGGACATGCGTCCTGGAGCTCTTTCCACCCGTGGATCAAGTCCTCGATCATCCGGCGTAACTCCCGATCTGGATTTGGGCCTTGACCCGTTTGGGTGGACGGAGGAAATGGCGCACCCCTGCTACCACTGTATCGATCACGTCATCGTACGCCGCTCGCGGGAAACCTACAGCCTGCTCTTCCAGCATCGGGAAACGTTCCACGTGAAACACGCGGTCCCGCTGGTACCACTCCAACGCCGTGCCGAACCGCACCTCTTTCGGTTCTGAGACCTTCTCTTCGATCACCGTGATGTTCGGCATGTCGTGAAAGACGCCTTTCCACAGGTCGCCACCCTGGTTGGTTTCGACCAGCAACCCGCGTATCTCCGGGAACTTGGGTAACACTTTCATCAGCAGGTATTGCCTGATCTCTTCCGGTGACATCTTCACGCCGACGGCAAACTTCACCAGGACGCGAGCCGGTGATCCACCCTTGATCCCGGGCGCGTACCCGATGACCGCGATCCCGGTGTAGTCCGACTTCTGCTTCGAGGTTACGGCCGGGTCAATGGTGATGATGGTCTTGGTACAGGGGAATTTGTCGTATTGGAAATCGTCCCGAGTCCAGTAGATTCCGTCCCGTGCCATTGGATCGTTGTCGTAATTCTTGGCGTATGAGCGAGTATGTCTAATTCCATTGAGAAAATCCAGCGGCCATTTCTCAGGCCATAAAGAACGTTCGGTGCCGTCATCGTTTCCGACAATTGCCCTGAAGTGGCGGGGTTGAATGGCTTCATCCTTGATCCAATCCTCCGTTTCGATATCGTGGGCCGCCTTGACCAATTGGTGCATGATCGACCCAGGCATGGTCACGGTGCCGACGAACACCACACGAGCCCAGATGTTCAGGGGGAAGATCGCGTCCGTCACAGTGCCGAGACGCTTCTCCGCTTGGGCCGGGGAGTAGTTGGCCTCGTCGGGCTCGATGTCGTCCAGGATCAGGACGTCGGGGCGCAGGGTGCCCACCTTCATACCCAGAACCGCCGTGTCGATCCCCCGGGCTGCGAACACAAACCCACTCTTCGACTGCATCATCCCGGCACGGTCGGCCGTCGTGGTGCCGGACTTCCGGCGCATCGGTGAACACAGGTCCGGGTAGTCGGCCTGTAGCAAGGCGTTCGTGTCCAGCTCATGCCGGAAGGTACCCAGGTGTTTCTCAGCCTGTGCTGAGGCGTGAGCGAACGCGGCCGTGAATTTGGTGTATCCGTTGGCCGCCGCCCACATCGGCAGGATGAGGAACCACCACGTGGACTTGCCGCACTCGCGCGGCGCGATCACGCCGATACGCCCCTGCCGTGGTGATGTAGCAGGGACGCGCCATTCGTCGGCCATGCGTGCCCATTCGAAATGGGCTTCAGACCACGTGATCCGGCCAGTGCCGCGATCGGTCAGGTGGTGGGGGAAGTACAGCATGGCGAACGCGATTGGATCGGTCGCCATGCTGCGCCTAATTGCCGATTGCTCCACGAATGGCTTGAAGGGTATTTCCGAAATCAATTCGTCCAATCGCCTGAACCACTGCTTGTCCCACCGCGTCACCGATATTCGCCCAATCACAGAAACAGATGAAGAGAATGATCCAGCAACCAAGGACCAGTATTCGGCCGGAACCGGTCATGAGTACTTCCGGTATTCCAGGTACAGTTGCACCGTGAGCGTGGCGAGCAACCCGTTCCCTACGGTGAAAGCCACCGCCTGAATCCTGGTAAGCACGTCGTCGACGGTGCGCGTCTTGGTATTCGCGTGCTTCATTTAGCCTTACCTCCGAACCCAAAGAATCCGCCGCCCTTGCTCGCATTCTTCGGAGCTGCCTTCCCGTGCTTCTTACCCGCGACCCGGCGCGGTGGTGTGGTGGCCCTGCCGTTGAATGCCGACGACAGGAACCCGCTCGATTGTGTCCCCTTGGATGCGTGTCTCATAGGTAGAACCATACACACTGATGTCTATGATTGTCTACTCAGCCGCTTGATCTCACGGTCGATGTACCACGCGGCCTTGAGCAGGTCTTCTACGGCGTCGCCCTTTTCACCGGCACGCCAGACGTACTTGACCGCGTTACCCAGGTTGAACCCCATGTGCTCCGTGATCTGGATGCACTCGACACCGGACGGGTGAGCCGTGTAGTGAGCCGGGTGGTTGACCGGATCGTCAGACTTCGGATCAGGAACCCGGTCGACACCCCGCTTAGCCTGTTTGAGCATCTTGAGAGATGTCTCCCGATCGGCCATGACGGCCGCCCACTGCTTTTCTCTTTCATCGTCACTCATCGGTTCCCCCGGAGCTGTTCCAATGGCTCCCGCCACAGCCTGTTTGACCATCTTGACAGCCTCGATCGTGGATTCATTTCGAGGACACTTACAACCCGGCGCCTGGCATCCGTACCTTTGATGAACACTGACCGCGTGATCGCACGGAATACACATCTCGTCACTCATCGGTACCCCCGTGAAGGCGTAGAGCGGCCTCCGTGGCCGCTGCTTGGGCTGCACGCTCTGCCGCGTCGGACACCGTAACGTCGGCCTTCAGCGGGGCATCCAGGCCCAGCATCTTCGACATCCGGTCCTCGATCTTCAGCATCCGGTCCATGGCGGCGAGCCGGGTAGCGGCGTCACGAATGGGGTACCCATTCTCATCCACCATCATCTTGCCGTTGCTGTAAGCGGGTGCGAGTGCTTCGTTTACATGCTGCGCCATGATCTTGTGAGAGTGGCGCAAGAATTCCAGGTGTTCGGCCTTAAGTTCCTCGACTGTCTTCTGTGGAATATCCGCCCTGGCCGACGCGATAATCTGTCCTACGCGTTGTTGGGAAAGCCCGTACTTACGCGCAATAGACAGTTGAGTTAATCCACTGAAACAATAGTCACGCCAAATGTCACCGTCTCTACCCTCTAATCTATCGTCCTGTGGTGCATTCGGCATAACCCCTCCAAACTAATTAATACTATTTATTGGCAGCGTAAACAATCCATAAAATAATGAATGCTTCAAGCAATAGTCCGACCACTATACCGCGCATGCAACCCACAATACTCAGCCACTCTGTAATCGCTTCCATGCGACGATATCTGACATGATCCACACAGATGTAGCAGCTAGCCGGGCAATCGGCTCGGGAAAATCTCCCGCACCCCGGCGTCCGGAAATCAGGTGACCGACGGTCTGCCGGGATTCCCCCAGAATTTCCGCTACTTCAGCAAGTCCACCCAACTCGGGAACCTTGTCGTCAATCACCTGTTCTCGCACGAAAACGGCGACACGGGACGCCATGTCCGTTGTGCCACCGTCTCCGATAGCCGTCAGGATTTCCCGCTCGAACTCATCCACGTGTACAGACTACACGTCACCTTCCGTTCCTGGCGAACTGAACATAACGAACGCGCACGCGGTCAGAGCTATACCGATCGCTACGCACTGCGCCACGCTGAACCGAGCGCCGTAAACGAACTTGTCGAGCGCCATGACCGAGAACTGAAGAACGACGATCCACCCGATAGTTACGGACGTCAGTTCTGCCCACTTCAACGATTGGGAATAGACCAGAAACAACAAAACGAACGCCGCAATACCGAGAACGTACATATGCCACGCCTTGCGCTGACTGACTTCCGCCGCGAAATACGCCCCGGCAGTATCAAGTCCAGCCAGCGCGACAACGGCAAGGATCGGCTTGATCATTTCGACCTTTCCCGAATGCATTGCGGGTCGGTACACGGAAGTTCGCGGTGCCGATTACGGGTCATCAATGCATTGCCCTCAGCGTCACGAGCCGTGCGAGTACAGAACGGGCAGAACCGAGTCACCGGGTTCAGGTACCATTTCTCGTCACTCTTATACGGACTCACCGAATTGTCTCCTATTCGATCACGTCACATGAACAAACCCACTGCTATGAAACACGTCACAATAAACGCTGTGACGATGAATGCCAGGCATCCCTGCATCAAAACCTCTTTGTCTTAGGGCAGTTGAAACACGCCAGTACGTGATCGGTTGAAATAAACCAGTAGTGGTCGCACTTACGGGGAACGATCCAGAACAGTGCTCTCATTTTTTATCCGCCTTCGGATACAAGTCAGCGGCAACCTCGACAACCAACAAGGTGTATTCAGCCTTCGTCCTGGAAGTATCGGGACCGTAACGCTTATTCACCTCTTTAAGTACTCGGGTGTACTGACGTCCGTTAAGGCGCTTGAGGACTTGTAAATGAGTCTCAGTTGTCATGTCTACGAATATACACACATGTCTACTGATCCGCAACCCACTCGATCAACTCTTCGTCACCGGTATGCCACCCCGGGGACCGGCCGGGTTGAGCCCACGCGTCACGAGACGGCGGCCGGACCAGTGCCAGGCCCAAACGGATCAGTGCCCGGGGATCGTCCCGGAAGTGCCCTACGAGCTGATTGCACGGTCCGCAGAGCAGCATCCGGACCTCACCGGTTCGGTGGTTGTGGTCGACCGCGAGCGCCTTGACCGCACCGGTCGCCCGACGGCACCCCCAGCACCGGCCGTCCTGGTACTCCTCCAGGGCGGCCAGCATCTCCGGGCCGATGCCGTACGTGCGCCGGACGTGACCCTCGCGCGCCCGGCGCTTACGTACAGCTTCTGCCTCTCGATCAGCCTTGCGCATTGAGATGATCGATCAACCGCCCGGCTTCTGATTTGGTCATCGCATTATCCAGCCCGTCCATGAACGATTGCACGTGCCCCCAGTTAAGAACCGTCAAGTATGCGATCTGACGATGAGTGGCCAGTGGCTCGGATTCCGGCCTCTCACCCTTCAGCGCTCTCTCCCAGATACTCACGGGCCAGGTATGAACTTTGAATTGACCCTCCTGCCTCTTGAGCGGTCGGACACCTTCACTCGATGCCAGGTCCGAAGCAATCGACCCGAACGGAGCAAGTTGCTTCAAATCCTTCGGCAGTTGAACTCCTTTTGACGTCAAGAACTGGACAGCTGTCATTCGTATTTCGGAACTCATGTCATCTCCTATTGTCGGTTTAATCACTTGGCGTAGCAGGCACCCCATGAAACACCGCGACCAGCTAATCCGGCCTCGATCATGATGGGTATGTAATCAGGTTCGTTCTGCGGTGCCCATTCGAACGTCATCGAATCGATGACAATTCTCTCAATCTCGTCCACCCGGTCTTCGGGTACAGACAAAATCACCTCGTCATGCACCACAGCGCGCAACATCGGACGAATCCATTTCGGCATCCGGAGCAGGCCCTCTTTCAGGCAATCCATGGCAGCGCTCTGGCCGATCAGCGCCGGGCCTTGAGTCCACCCTCTGTATGGCGTGGTCCGCAGCTTCCGACCCCACCCATTATCCAGCAATTCACCGCTATCAGCTTCTTCGGCAATACGTGCTTTCCACGCCGCGAGAATTGGGTATGTATCCTTCATCGTCCGATCGAATTCACGTGCGGTTTCCTCGGAACCCACTAGATCGGCCAACTTGGCGATACCCATTCCGTAATTCCACCCGTGACCGAGAATCTTTGCATCATCCCGGCGGTCGGGATCACCCCACACGGCGAGCGCGTTCTGAAGGTGCGAGTCCATTCCGGGGCCGAACAGTGCCATGTACGCCGAGTCCTGGCAGTGCACGGCAACCATCCGGGCGTCGACCTGTGAGAGGTCGGCAGAGATGGTCACGTGTCCCGGCTCGGGAAGGAAAATCTCTCGCTCGACGTGACGGCCGCCGCGCTTTCCCATGACGGTCAGGCCCGGTTCGGTGATCGACCACCGACCGGATGCCTGGTACATCGTGATGTTGGGGTGCACTCGATCTCCGACCCGGCACCGTTCCACGGTCTCGTAGACGCTGCGAATGCCGTTCAGGGCCTGCACGGTCTCGATCAGGGTCAGCACCTGGTCGTTGTCGGCGTGGGCCTCTCTCAGGGCCTCCATGGCTTCTTTCCCCAACGACGGCGCGTCGGTCTTGGCCGTCCGGGCCACCTCGACGCCAAGGTCGGCGAACGCCGTAGCGATCGCTTCCTTGCCCTTCTGAGAGCTCGCAGGAGCCTTGTACGGCTTGCCCTTGGTGTCGAGCAGGGGAAGGCCGTAGTCGTTCGCTAGACGGTCCGTCAGAACCCGGCGCTTCTGCCGTCCGGCCTCGACCCGTTCGGCCAGCAACGGCACATCGACCCGAAAGCCGTTCATGCGCATTCTGGCCGCGATCCCGGCCACCCGGTGCTCTCGGGCGGCGTAGGCGGTCCGGACGCCCTGAGAGGCCAGCAGGCGGCTTGTCAGGGCCACATCCCCGGCGCAGTACGCCCGGTACCGGGGATCGTCGTTCGGAATCTGGTCGAACCCGCCGAACTCTTCAGCAAGGGCCTTCAGGTCGTCGGTCTTGCCGACACCGAACTTGGACAGACCGAGAGCGTCGAGGGAATACATCTTCGAGACCTGACCCGGCTTGGTCCCGGCCTCCGGCGGGTTGATCAACACCTCATTCAGCATCGTGTCGATGACCCGGCCCTCGTCGACCATCGTTTCGAAATCGAGCCCGTGTTCGGCCAGGGCGATCAGGTCGAACCCGAGGACGTTGTGCCCAGCGATCCCGCGAGCCGACGCGAGCCGGTCCACGGTGGCCGGGATGTCGTCGGACACGGTGATCGATGCTCCCTCGTGGGTTCCAACGATCTTGACGAAATCGGGGGACGTCGGCCAGAGCTGATTACCGCCTGACTCGATATCGAACACCAGTACACCATCAGGCAGTGTGGTCACGTTAGCTCCAGTCTCGTAAGTGTCCGTTTTGTCTCCGGGCAAAGCGGGCAAACTTTTTGCACTGTAAGCACTATGGAATGTGTGTGTGTTCTGAAGATCAACATCGTTGTAAGTAACAACGTCCCCAGAGTCTTTACAGTGCTTTGAAAATGCCCGCTTTGCCCGCTCGGATTCCGACATAGGTAACAAATCGGACAGTTGCGAGTCTCCCCACAGCTTTTTGGGGATAATTCGGACATTCCACCCACGCGCCCGAGTTTGCCCGTGACGGGCTTCCGAAACTGCCCGCACCGACTTCAACTTTGCCCCGAACCGTTGTTTGCCCATCGCCGTCCGACCCTCTTCGGCGACCCAATCCTTGAACGCGTTGTAGAGCTCCGCCGTCGTGGAGAAGTGATCCGGCCCGATCTCAGTGCAGTGAGAAACGAACATCGCGACCCGATCGGACTCCGTGGCGAACTTCTCCAGCACCCGTTCGTCCATGTCCATGTCCCGGCCTCGATCCCGCCGATCCCGCCATGCCGCGATCCAGCGGTTCAGGATGCCGGGCAGCTCCGCCATGATCCCCGCCTCTATCGACGGGTTCTCGGCACCCTGGAACGTGTGTCCGAAATAGAACGGCTTCACCCGGTTCACGTAGGCCGACGAACTCTCGCCGACCGTGGGCAGTTCGTTGGCGGAGAACGCGAACAACGCCCGGTTGGTGAACGAAAACGGCTTGCCGTACTTCCGGTCCGCCTCGATCACGTCTTCCCCGGTCATCATCTTGAACATCGATATGTCCTCGATGTGCGCCGCGCTGAGGTCTCCCGAGACGTTCAGCGCCTTTCCGTACAGCGGGGCCGCCATGAACTTGTTCACGGCCAGCTGGTGAAGGCTCACAGCCGACGTGTTCGCCGGTCCCGCGATCGCTTGGATGATCCGAAGAAATGTCCCCTTCCCGGTCCGGCTCGGGCCGAACAGGAACGCGGCCTTGTTCGGGGTCACACTCGGGTCCAGGAGCCACGAGACAGCCTCTTCCAGCGCCTCCAGCTGCCCATCGAGCTGAGAAGCCGCCCACTCCTCGTACCGGGGCGCCCGGGCCGCTGGATCGA